GTTTATTTGGCACAATTATTCCCCCATTATTTTAGGTACAAAAAATGACACCAGAAGCAGAAAAGTTCAACGGTTGGATGGCAATGATCGGATTCGTTGCAGCAGTCGGAGCATACGCAACAACAGGTAATATCATACCAGGTATTTTCTAATGACAGATAAAGATTCAAAAAAATTTGCTGAGAAATTAAATGGCAGACTTGCTATGCTTGGCATCATCGCAGGTATCGGAGCATACCTTACTACAGGACAACTAATTCCTGGTTACGTGTAAGTATGACTGGTCTAGAACCAACTACTATCACACCCTTTCAGGCAATCCTATGGTGTCTTTACCCCATAGGTGCCTTAGTATTTGTAGAGTTATTTTTACGTGCCATCAACGGTGACGATGATGATGACGACCAAGGTGGTGGCGTAATGACCCCAGTTTATCAAGGAGCATCCTAATGCAGCATCTTTTATTCACATCAGTAATTGCAATCTACATTCTTACAGGTGTAGGTAACATTGCATTCGCATGAAGAAAGTATTTTATAACCCTTACTATCCGTTGATAGAATTCGGATTCTTTGTTATTGTAGGAACAGTAGCAGGGTTTGCAGGTGTAGTATGAAAAGATTACCTATTAGTTGGGTGCCAAAAATTTTTGCATGGGCACTATGCTTTGCTGTATTGATTGGTGTATCCACCACAGCGTATGCAGATGTACCTGTATTGTATGTTCAAGTTCCTCAGTGGACTGATGATTGGGCAGTATGTGCGGTAGATATACCTGACGCTCAATGCCATTGGTATGTGCAGCAAGCAGACAATACCTTTGGAGAAGGATTTGACTGGGAAAATGCACCATGGTTTGATGTCAACGGATTGAATGACGTTCCAGCGATACAAGCATCAACAGCAGTGGAGAGATTGCAAGAAATTAGATAGTGTGTTATCATGATGATAAGGAAACTTTATCATGAAATTACGTCCACCTATGGAACTATCTGAAAAGACGTTGAAGATTCTTCAGAACTTCACGACTATCAATCAGTCTTTGGCATTCAAAGAAGGAAGAAAACTAAGAACTATATCTGTCATGAAGAACGTATTGGCAGAAGCAGAGATAGAAGAATATATCCCAAAGGATTTTGCAATCTATGATTTACCACAGTTTCTCAATACACTAGCGTTGTATAGAGATCCAGATATTGATGTGTCTACCAACCCAAACTTTGCTCATATTAAGGCAGGTGCATCACAAAGATCCAAATACTTTTTCTCAGACCCTAGTGTAATTGTTGCACCACCTGAGAAGGAGATGGTTCTTCCTAGTGAGGATGTGACCTTCAATCTAGGCGAAGAGCAACTTGCTAAAGCATTGAAGTCAGCATCTATTCTACAACTACCAGACTTATCTGTTGTTGGTGGTGAGGGTGCAATCAAAGTTGTTGTAAGTGACCGTAAGAACGATACATCAAACGAGTTTGCACTTGTTGTAGGACAAACTGACAAGGAGTTCTCATTCAACTTCAAGATCGAGAATATCAAACTAATACCTGGTGCTTATTCTGTCGCTATCTCTTGCAAAAATCTTGCAAGGTTCTATAATACAAATTATAAACTAACTTATTTCATAGCGTTAGAACCTGATTCTGTTTACTCATGAACATCTTTGTAACCTCTCCCAATCCTCGCTTTTCAGCACAGGTATTGCCTGACAAACATATAGTCAAGATGCCATTAGAAACATGTCAAATGCTTTCTATTGTGGCATCACCTGAGTGGGGTTACAACTTTGGCACTTTACCAAAACTTGATGGCACAGCATACAAGACTGAGAAAGGTGCATTCCGCAATCACCCTTGCACAATATGGGCACAGACTAATTGGACATGGTTGATTCAACATGGTCTTGCATTATGTGCTGAGTATACACATCGGTATGGTAAGATTCATAGTTGTCAGTCAACCATAGAACATGCTGCAGAGATATTTCCAGAACAAGATAGTGAACCCACAGAGTTTGTCTTTGCAGGTCCTGATAAGTTCAAGCATGACGATAGCATAGACATATTCACAAAATACAAAAGGTATATTGCCTCAAAACCATGGGCAGCATCCAACTACCTACGTGATGACACTAGAAAACCACACTGGATATAAGCACATATTGTTCGAGTTACGTGGATGTCCAAGTGATTTACTCGACAACGAAGAATTTATTAGATTGTGTTTATACTCTGCTGCTAAGAAAGCAAAATCTGAACTAATCAATGTTAGTGCACATAAATTTGACCCACAAGGAGTGACAGGTTTAGCGATGCTTGCTGACAGTCATATTAGTATTCACACATGGCCTGAAAAAAATCTTGCCATGTGTGATATTTTTACCTGTGGTGTTGACGCTACACCTATGGAGGCAGTAGAATACTTGTGTAAGCAATTTCAATCTAAAGACCTAACATACTCACATCATGAAAGAATTTGATTATGATCTCAATTACAAAGAACTTGATTTTACAAACGAGGAAACTCGTCAACTATATCGTATTGGAAGAGGGGAGCAAGGGGTTTTACTGGTTCGCCCTTATACTAACGATATATGTGCTCATTGGAGATTCAAAACTCCAGAAATAGCGAAGAAGAGTGCTCAAAAAATTTACGAAATGTATCTTGACTATCGTGATCAAGAGGATTTTATCGGTATGGATATGTGTCGTAAGTTTCTTGAGATGGGATTTACTAGGTCAAGGAGATATGCCAATCATAGAAACGGTAAAAAGTATGATAAAGAAGGCAATGTAATACCCCAAGAAGAAGATCATGCTACTTGTCATTTTGCTAAGTCTGCTACTATATTCAAACAAACAAGAGATGTTGTTGCGAAAAGTGAACCGTATGTTAGTATGAGAAAACAGTGGAGAAACAATGAGTGATTTTATATGGGTTGAAAAATACAGACCCAAGACAATTGATGACTGCATTCTCCCTGATGGTATCAAGAAAACCTTCAAGGAGTTTCTAAATAAGGGGGAAATACCTAACCTACTACTAGCAGGTCCGCCTGGTATTGGAAAAACAACAGTGGCGAAGGCACTGTGCAACCAACTAGGAGTGGACTGCTATGTCATTAACGGATCAGACGAAGGAAGATTCCTTGATACAGTTAGAAACCAAGCTAAAAACTTTGCCTCCACTGTTTCCCTTACGGGAGGGGGGAAGCATAAGGTTATTATCATTGACGAAGCAGATAATACCACCCATGATGTTCAGTTACTTCTTCGGGCGAACATCGAATCGTTCTATAACAACTGCAGATTTATATTTACATGTAATTACAAGAACAAAATCATAGAACCTCTACACTCTAGATGTTCTGTGATAGATTTTACTATCACAAAAAATGCCAAACCTCAGATCGCAGCATCTTTTTTCAAAAGGATTAACAACATCCTCGAACAAGAAGGAGTCAAAGCAGACAACAGAGTTATTGCTGAACTCATCAATAGACACTTCCCCGACTGGAGAAGAGTCCTCAATGAACTTCAACGACATTCTGCATCTGGTTCTATAGATGTTTCCATACTTGCAGATTTTTCTTCAGTAAAAATACAAGAACTTATCAAGTTTCTAAAACATAAAGAGTTTCAAAATGTTAGGAAATGGATAGTTCAGAACCTAGATAACGATCCTTGTGCTATACTGAGGAATGTATATGACTCTATGTACGAGTCACTTCAACCTAAGTCAATTCCAGAAGCAGTTCTAATTATTGCGAAATACCAATATCAATCTGCTTTTGTTGCTGACCATGAGATAAATCTATTAGCAGCACTAACTGAAATTATGTGCTCATGTGAATTCAAATGACCTTCTTATCTTGTCCACCAGTATATTTTTTACCTGGTACATGGGAGTTGTCTTGTAAAGACCCTATCATCCCACATCTAACACTCAATCCTAATTTTACATTTGGAATATCTGTAGTAGTAATTTTATTATTACTTACCAGTTTTGGTGTATACAAATCTTTCTTTGCTAATAAGACATTAGCAGATCCATGGGATGATCATGACGATTAATACTCAAGGTATGTCATATGGGGATGGTGAGAGCACTCAAAGTTTGGAAGAACAACGTGCTGCCTTACCAGATCATAAACCCAATCAAATCAATCTCATAAGTGATGCTTTGAAAGAGGAATTGAAAGCAATTATCAACGAAGTGTTGGATGAGAGAGAGTATGAAAGAAAACTCAACGGACCTTATGATATGATGGAGGGAATTGAAGAACTTAGCATAACTGCTGACATTGATGATGCATATGCACATCATTTCAATCCTGTGGGCATAGAAACTTTTATCTCGGAGATGGAAATATGAAATGTTTAGTAACAGGGGGAGCAGGTTTTATAGGTTCCCACATAGTAGGTAAATTACTAGAAAATAATCATCATGTTGTTGTGATAGACAATGAGTCATCAGAAGCAAATGATGCGTTCAATTGGTACGAAGACGATGCTGAGAACCATGTTGTTGACATACGTGATTTTGATGCTTGTCGCCCTTTGTTTGAGGGCGTTGATTACGTATTCCATCTAGCAGCACATAGCAGAATACAACTCGCTATGCAAAAACCAAAAGAATGTTTGGAAACAAACTATTTTGGCACATACAATATGCTAGAGTGTGCAAGACAAGCAGGTGTGAGTAGATTTGTAAACTCATCTACATCATCCTCCTATGGTTTATTAAACAAACCACCACTACAGGAGGACATGAAAACTGATTGTCTCAATCCATACTCTGCAAGTAAAGTAGGAGCAGAAACCTTATGCGAGATGTATTACAGATTGCATGGACTGAGAACTATAACCTTGAGGTACTTCAATGTTTACGGTCCTCGTCAACCTCTAAAAGGGATGTATGCACCAGTCATAGGTCTTTTCGAGGAGCAGAAAAAACGTGGAGAACCTCTTACGATAGTAGGAGATGGTGAACAACGTAGAGATTTTACACATGTATATGATGTAGTTGACGCTAACATCTGTGCGATGATGACAAATTTCTCTGGTGTCACAGTAAATATAGGATCAGGTAAGAATTATTCAGTCAATGAGATTGCTGCATTTATATCTGATGATACTATAACAATTCCTGAGAGACCAGGTGAAGCAAGAGAAACTCTTGCAGACAACTCAAGAGCACAAAAGTTGCTCAGTTGGACACCAAAATGCACTTTGGAGGATTACTTTGATCCCAACACCTATCTTTGAACTTCTCGTACTGATCATTATGGTCGTATGGTTGAACGTTTTATTATCACAACTTGGTTATTATGATGTCTCAGAAAAGTCTAAAAACTCCCCTAAGATATCCAGGCGGAAAAAGCAGGGCAGTCACAAAGATTAGTCAATTCTTCCCAGATTTGACTAATTTTGAAGAATATAGAGAACCATTTTTAGGAGGTGGTTCTGTTGCACTGTGGGTGAGTAAACAATTCCCTCACCTAGACATATGGGTCAATGATTTATACGAACCATTGTATAATTTTTGGCACATGTTGCAGACAAATGGTGATGAGATGACTGATAGTCTGAAAAATTATAAAATTACTCACCCAGATCATGATACAGCAAGAGAATTATTTGAAGAATGTAAGAGTAAGGTTGGAGATAGGAGTACAGATAACTTAAATAGGGCAATTGCTTTTTATATCATCAATAAATGTAGTTTTTCTGGTCTTTCAGAGGCATCATCCTTTTCAAAACAGGCAAGTGATTCTAATTTTTCGATGAGAGGTATCGAAAGATTGCCAGAATACTCAGAAATTATAAGAAAATGGAGGATAACTAACGTATCATACGAGTTTTTGTTAGGTGGAGAGGACACATTCATCTATCTTGATCCACCATATGAGATAGGATCAAATTTATATGGTAAGAAGGGAGGTATGCAGAAGTATTTTCATCATACAAACTTCTCAAAAGCATGCTGTGAAGCAAAACATCACATGTGTGTCAGTTATAATTCTTCAAACCTAAACAAACGTAGATTTCACGACTGGAAGGCAGTAGAATACGACCATACATATACAATGAGGTCTACCGCAGACTATACATCTGCACAAAAAAACCGAAAAGAACTTGTACTTACTAATTTCTAATGAGAGAGCAACTTATCAGAGCACTTCTTGCACATGCACAGGGAGATATCCAAAAGCATGTAGCAAATGTAGAGGTCTATCTCACTAACCCTGCAGGTATTGGAGAACATTCTGACATTACAGAGGCAATTGAGACTGAATTAAACATCATTGCTAAGTATCAAGATCAAATTGATGTGATAAACAAGTACTTCAAGAAAAAAGATGGAGCGAGTGAATGATCTCTATGATGATATGGAGAGACTGAACTCTTTATATCAAGAATTATGTTGGGATAATGATGTTCATCTTGACATGATACCTGACTATGACAACAACTGTATTATTATCAAACCTCGTGACACAAAAAACAATTGATTCTTGGATTGAAGACCTTTTAAGCATTCCAAATCCCGCATTTGCCAACATGCCACCATGTCCTTATGCAAAAGCAGCATGGATAGAAGGTAAAGTTATTGTAAAGAAATTTGTAAGTTTCAATCAGTTGAAAGAAGATATAAAATTTGTAAAAGATCGTGTAATGATCTTTTATTTCAAGGAAAATGCCCTACCATCATGTAAAGACCTAGAAATTTTAGCAAAGGATTTCAATTTACAGTTTCCAGATCTAATTTTTTATGACGAACATCCTGATACCATAGAGGAAGTGGCAGGTATAAAACTGAATAGTGGCATATGTGCATTGATTGTACAAAATAGAAAAGATATAGAAGAAAAGAGAGCAGAATTACAGAAAACAGGGTATTATGATAATTGGAAACCAGAAATGAAGGAGAGAATCTTTGAACGTTGATCTCAAGGATTGGTTGAACAGTATCAACTACAGTAAGAAGAACCTTATTGATGAAGATCCTGATGTAGAAAAGAAATATCCAGCATATATTATCAATAGATGCATGTCTGGTCATCTTGATGCCATCATGTATGCAAATGAAATGAATTTATATCATAACCTCAGTCCTAAGTTACAATATGACTTTTTACTAAATATTTTACGATCCAAGAAGAGGTTCTCTCCTTGGGTGAAGAAAGAAGAATTGAAAAATCTTGATTATGTGAAGCATTACTACGGGTATAGTAATGAAAAAGCGAAACAAGTTCTTCCACTCCTTTCTAAAGAACAACTCACATTTATACAAGAGAAACTTGAACGAGGGGGATTGAAATGACGGTGGTTATGGAAACAGAATATAGTTGGACACCTGATAAAATGGTTGAGGTGCTCCTATCAGAACCAGATGATTTTCTCAAGGTAAGAGAAACTCTCACAAGAATCGGAGTCGCATCCAGAAAAGAAAAGAAGTTATATCAATCATGTCATATACTGCATAAGCAGGGTAAGTATTACATTGTGCACTTCAAAGAATTATTTGCTCTTGATGGTAAGAAGGCAAACCTTAGTGTGAATGATATACAGAGAAGAAATAGGATAGTTGCCTTACTATCTGACTGGGGATTGGTTGGTGTTCTGAAATCTGACACCATAGATGACATTGCTCCACTTAATCAGATCAAAGTTATATCATACAAAGACAAGGGTGACTGGATACTAGAGACGAAGTATAATATTGGTAAGAAAAAAACACCAGCAGATGTCAACTAATACATTCTTACTTGTTCTTCTTGTTATAGCAGCATACAGTAATCTTTACCTCACTTATCGTAAGAACCGAATCAGACCTCGCAAGTAATTCTGTATAATTAGTAGTGTCGCCTTATAGGGACATTACAATTAGACGCTCAAGGAGGTCACCATGTTTGGAACAGATGGCAGTATTACACTGTCTGTAGGAGATACTTACGATTATCTTCAGAAGATAAGACGTAACATGATTGGATTCGATGATTGGCATCAAAGATTCGATACACCAATACAAAACTACCCACCTTATAATACTATAAAGGTATCAAACCACGAGTATAGAGTTGAGGTAGCAGCAGCAGGATTCAAGAAAGAGAATCTAAAAGTCTATACACAAGAAGGACAACTTGTTATAGAGGGCAAGAAGGAAGATGGAGTGGAGCATGAGTACATGCATCGAGGTCTAGCACAACGAGCATTCACTCGTGCTTGGTCACTACCAGAAGAACTTGTCGTCAAGGATGTGAGATTTGAAGATGGTCTATTACTCATAGACATCGAGAAAGTTGTACCAGAAGCACAGCAGCGAAAAGATTGGCTCTAAATACATACATGTATTCAAGAGTCTTACGACATATCAAACCCAAAGATCTAAGAGAAACTATATCTCTTAGGTTCACTGATATCCTCAATCCAGTCTTCTGGATTGGGGATTCTCTCAAGCCTGAGGTTAATGAAAAACTCATGCAGTTTGCAGAGGCATTTGTTGCTTTTGTTGATATGGATGAGAGAGCGATAGTAGATGTGCTGTTGCTTGGTGGTAATGCAGGGTATAATTATACACAATACTCTGACTTAGATGTGCATATAGTTGTAGATCCTAAGTTCATACCTGATTGTAACCCAGACTTACTTGACCAATACTACATGGACAAGAAAACACTGTGGGAATTGACTCATAATGTGACAATCTATGGTGTAAAAGCAGAACCCTATATTGAAAGACCAGGCATCACAAGAAAGAAGAGTCAAGGTGTTTGGAGTATCATGAAGAAGAGTTGGATACAAGAACCAACACCTTTTGAGGGTGATGTGGATGAAAAAGAGATAGAGAAGAAGGTAAACAATTTTATAAATCAAATCAATTCACTAATCAAAGCATCTGATGCTGATGGTCTAAAGAATCTAGTCAAGAAACTAAGAGATTCTAGAGGCACATCACTACAGAAGTATGGCGAATATGGATTTGAGAATATGGTATTCAAAGAGTTACGAAATCAAGGATATATTGACAAAATACGTACAGTTGTGGTAAACTTGAAGTCAAAGAGTCTTTCTTTATGATCAAAATTATAATATTCAAAAACAACCTCGTTCTTATCGCTAGACTAGAAGAGGTTGGATCTGAAATGGGTGAACCAGATTGCAAACTAATCGATCCATTTGAGTTAAAAGGTGAGTATCTAGAGTCATGGCCTTCATTCTCCATGCAGCGTGAGATGATGGTGCATTCAGATAGTTTTCTTACAATATTAGAACCAGACAAGCATCACTTAGATAAGTATCAGGCGTTGACTGCTAAGAATGTCACAGAAAAATCTTAGGATATTATGGTGTTATCCTAATCAACATATGAGAGTGACACCGCCAGGTGGTATCGCTATCATAACAGCATGTTTGAAGAGAGCAGGTTATCATAATATAGATTTATTTGACGCTACATGGTTTCCAATAGACACTGAGTTAGAGTCAGCACGTACAGACAGAGATAAAGAAAGATCTAAGAGAGGGATGATGCCTGAGTACACATGGGATGGCACAGGATTTAGGATTGAAAATGTAGATATGTATGATGCATGGAGACAAAAGGTTATTGATTTCAATCCAGATGTAATCATATCTTCATTAGTAGAAGATACTTATTATATTTGGCAAAAAATGATGGATCGTGTGATAGATCAATCATTTATCAGTGTGGTGGGTGGTGTATTTCCAACTGCTGCACCTCATTTATTTGAAGATAAATGTGATTATTTGTGTAGAGGTGAGGGTGACGAGGCGATACCAGAAATGATGGATTATATATCAGAGGGTAAGTCATGTAAAGATCTTCTAAACGTGTGGCCAAATCCACTAAGAGATGTAGTAGACGTAAACACACTTCCTATTACAGATCACACGATATTTCCTGACAAATCTCTGTACAGACCATTTCAAGGTAGGATTGTCAAGATAGCGACCATTGAAACACAACGTGGGTGTCCATTCAAGTGTGCATATTGCAATTCACCAGGTAAAAATGTACTGTATGCAGAGGAGAATGCAGGTAAATTCTTCAGACGTAGATCTATACCCCACATAAAAGCAGAGATGTTAGATCTAATAGAGAAACATCAGATTACATTTGCATGGGTGATCACCGATACTCTTCTTACCATGCCACCAAGAGAGTTTGATGCATTTTGTGACATGTGGGAAGAATTCAATCTACCATTTTTTGCACAAACGAGACCAGAACTCTTTACACCATATCAAGCGAAGAGATTGAAAGAGGTTGGTTGTCAAAAGATAAACATTGGTGTAGAGCATGGAGACCCTGAGTTTAGAAAAAAATATATTGGTAGAGATTATAAGAATGAGTTGGCGATCAAGGCATTTGATATAGCACATGAAGCAGAGTTGTCAACTACATGTAACTTTATCTTTGGATATCCGTATGAAACTATGGATGATGCCATGAAGTCTGTTAGACTAGCAGCAAAACTAAAATCAAACGACTTGAATGGGTTTATCTTCACACCTTACCATGGCACACCATTAAGAAAGATGGCAGTAGAAGCAGGTTTTATTTCAGATGACCTCATAGTTGATATGAGAAATGATGATCAAGGAACATTTCTTAATATGCCACCTCCCTATATGAGCAAAAATGATATACAATATATGCATGATAACTTTGTTCGTATGGTGAGGGAATTGGAATGAGATATTATACGAACGTACAGATGGTCGGGAATGATTTTCTTGTTCGTGGATATGAAAATGGAAAAAACTTTACCACTAGGGAAAAGTTCCAACCAACCATGTTCATACCTAGTAAAAAGAAAACTAAGTACAAAACATTAGATGGTAAGTATGTTCAAAGCATACAACCTGGTACTGTACGTGAGACTAGAGATTTTATAAAGCAGCATGGTGAGGTAAGAGGGTTTGATATCTATGGAAACAACAGATACATCTATCAATACATCTCTGAAAAATATCCAGAGACTGAAATCAAATTTGACATCAATAAAATCAAGTTAGTTACGATTGATATTGAGGTGAAATCTGAAAAAGGATTTCCTACAGTAGAGGCATGTGATGAGGAGATGTTGTGCATCACATTACAAGACTATGCTACCAAAAGAATCCTCACATTCGGTGTAGGTCCTTATCATCATAACGACAAGATGGTCAAGTATGTCCAATGTAATGATGAGTATGATTTACTTCAGCATTTTGTAAATTTCTGGTCACATGATCCACCAGAAGTTGTGACTGGTTGGAACTGTCAGTTATATGACATACCATACCTTGCTAAGAGGATCACTAGGGTGCTTGGAGACAAGGCATGTAAGAAACTATCTCCTTGGGGTTTAGTCACTCATGAGGAGATTTACATGCAGGGTAGAGCACACACTGTATATGATATTGGTGGTGTCACAGTGTTAGATTACCTTGATTTGTACAAAAAATTTACATATAAGGCACAGGAATCATACCGTCTTGACTACATAGGAGAGGTAGAACTAGGTCAGAAGAAGTTAGATCACTCTGAATATGATACCTTCAAAGAATTTTATACGAAAGCGTGGAATAAGTTTGTAGATTACAACATTCAAGACGTTAGACTTGTTGACTCCCTTGAGGAGAAGATGAAACTGATTGAACTAGCAGTTACTATGGCATATGATGCCAAGGTAAACTTCACTGATGTGTTTTATCAGGTTCGTATGTGGGACATGATAATCTACAACGATCTAAAAAGAAAAGGCATAGTCATACCACCCAAAAAGGATCAAGATAAAGCAGAGAAATATGCAGGTGCATATGTAAAAGAACCAAAACCAGGCATGTATGACTGGGTTGTATCGTTTGACTTGAATTCTCTGTATCCTCATCTTATAATGCAGTATAATATATCTCCCGAAACTGTTCTTGATGAACGGTATCCATCAGTTTCTGTCGATAAACTGTTGAATGAGGAGGTAGATCTATCTAATCTCAAGGACGTAACTGTATGTCCTAATGGTGCGATGTTTACCACGAAGAAACGTGGTTTCTTACCCAAGTTGATGGAGAAAATTTACAATGAACGTGTCATCTTCAAGAAAAAGATGTTACAAGCGAAGAAAGACTATGAGAAGTCACCGTCAAAAAAACTTGAAAGAGAGATTGCAAGGTGCAACAACATCCAAATGGCGAAAAAGATCCAACTTAATAGTGCCTATGGTGCTATCGGTAACAATTACTTTCGTTATTATAAGTTGGAAAATGCTGAGGCTATTACTCTCGGTGGTCAGTTCAGCATACGATGGATCGAGAGAAAAGTAAACGAGTACATGAACAATGTACTAAAGACACAGGAGAAAGACTATGTTATTGCTTCAGATACTGATTCCATTTATCTTCATATGGGTCCTCTGGTTGAAGTTGTATACAAGGGGAGAGAAAAGACTGCTGAAAGCATCGTCACGTTCATTGATAAGGTCTGTCAGATGGAACTTGAAGGTTATATTTCGAGTTCTTATGAAGCGTTGGCCAAGTACGTAAACGCATATGAACAGAAAATGTTCATGAAACGTGAGACTATTGCTGAACGTGGAATATGGACTGCAAAAAAACGCTACATACTCAATGCATGGGATATAGAGGGAGTAAGATTTGCTGAACCAAAACTAAAGATGATGGGAATAGAAGCAGTCAAATCTTCTACACCTGCACCTTGCAGAAAGATGATCAAGGAAGCACTGAATATTATAATGAGTCAAACTGAAGATGATGTCATCAATTATATTGAGACGATGAGGAGTGACTTCAAAAAACTTGACCCTGCCATGGTTGCATTCCCTAGATCGTGCAACAATCTTGCAAAGTATGTCAGCAACTTATCGATATATTCTAAAGGTACACCTATACACGTAAGAGGATCTCTCCTCTATAATCATTATGTCAAGAAAAATAACTTGGAGGCAAAGTATAGTGCCATTGCTAATGGTGAGAAGATAAAATTTGTTTATCTTACAAAACCCAACCCTATCAGAGAAAATGTGATATCATTTATATCTGATTTCCCTATTGAACTTGGTCTAGGAAAGTATATTGACTACGACCTCATGTTTGAAAAATCATTTCTCGAACCACTGAAAGCAATACTTGATGCTATCGGATGGGAGGTCGAGAAGACTGCAACATTAGAATCATTTTTTATCTAAATGGATTTACCAATTAACGACAAGGATCTGAGCACCATAGTAAATGCTCTACATCTTGGAGGAGACACATCTTTATATCAAAGACTAAAGATAGTCAAAGAGGTCAGAGAGATGTATCCTGACGGTCCTTACAAAAAAATTATAAGAGAAAAGTATGGTATGGTAATCTAATGTTTTTTGATAAAGTGAGTCTTGTCACTGGGGGATTTGATCCCATACACAGTGGACACATTCGTTATTTTGAACGAGCAAAGGATCTATCAAACTACCTCATAGTAGGACTAAATGGTGATCCTTGGTTGAAGAGAAAGAAAGGTCAATACTTCCAGTCATGGACTGAACGTGCTGACATAATAAGACATCTCAATATGGTTGATGCTGTAATATCATGGGATGATGCAGATGACTCTGCCTGTGGTGCTATAGACAAGTGTCTTGAGATCTCAAACAAGGTTATATTCTGTAATGGTGGTGACCGTGGCAAGGGAAACACACCTGAACTTGACAAATTTCAATCGAATGATAGAATTATATTTGAATGGGGTATTGGTGGCACAGATAAAATGAACAGTAGTTCATGGATTCTACACGGATACTTTGAACGCCAACGTAAATTATTAGGCATTTGATTATGGACTTGTTGAACGAAATAGTAAAGGAGATTGGTTCTGACTATGCGAAAATCGCATCCGATAAAACAGATACTGAGAGATATATTGACACTGGATCGTACGTTTTTAATGGACTCGTTAGTGGGTCTATTTTGGGCGGTGTTTCTAGCAATCGCATTACTGCTATTGCTGGTGAAACGTCAACTGGAAAAACTTACTTCTCCCTCGCAGTTGTCAAGAACTTTCTGGACAATAATCCTAATGGTTATGTCCTTTATTTCGATACTGAGTCTGCAGTCAACAGGGAACTCCTTGAGTCTAGACGAATTGATACAAAAAGGGTCGGACATATCGAGGTTGTCACTGTAGAAGAGTTCCGTAACAAGGCACTCAAAGCGTTAGACATATATCTAGATAAACCAACAGAAGAACGCACACCTTGTCTATTTGTATTAGACTCATTAGGTATGCTTTCTACAGAAAAAGAAATCAAGGATGCACTAGAAGACAAGAACGTCAGAGACATGACAAAATCACAACTTGTCAAAGGTGCTTTCCGTATGCTCACACTCAAATTAGGTCAAGCGAATGTCCCACTCATTGTCACAAATCATACATACGATGTCATCGGAGCTTATGTACCAACTAAAGAAATGGGAGGGGGTTCGGGACTCAAGTATGCAGCAAGTACAATCATATATCTCAGCAAAGCAAAAGAAAAGGATGGAACGGAAGTCGTTGGAAATGTTATCAAGGCAAAGACTGTCAAATCGAGGTTGAGTAAGGAGAATAAACAGGTTAGTATTAGATTGTTCTATGATGAGCGTGGTCTTGACAAATACTATGGACTGTTAGATCTTGCAGAGAAGTATAAGATTGTAAAGAAGGTAGGTAATCGATATGAAATAAAAGGTAAGAAGGTATATGCCAAGGAAGTCTACAGTAATCCAGAAAAATATTTTGATGATGAGATTATGCAAGCACTAGACGAAGCATCTAGGAAGGAGTACAGTTATGGTGAGTGAGAGAGTTCCTCTTACGATTCTCAAGAATCTCCTACATGATGAAGAATACACAAGAAAGGTTCTACCTTTCATAGAATCAGATTATTTTGATGAGACAGCAGATAAAACTGTCTTTGAAGAAATATCATCGTTTCTAAAAGAGTATGATAGTCTTCCTACTAAGGATATACTTCATATTGAAGTAGAGAAGAGAACTGATTTGAGTCAGGATCAGTTTGTATCTATTGGTCAGTTGATAGATGCTCTTGATGTAGCAGAATATAGGAAAGAATGGGTGCTTGACACCACTGAAGCATGGTGTAAAGAGAGAGCAATATACAACGCATTGATGGAGAGTATCAAGATTGCTGATGGACAAGATGAAAACAAAAAACCAGATGCTATTCCTAGTATATTATCAGATGCATTAGCAGTAGGATTTGATCAACATGTTGGACACGATTACATAGATGATGCACAAGATCGCTATGCTTACTATCACAAAATTGAGAACAAAATACCATTTGATCTTGAATACTTCAATAAAATTACGTCAGGTGGACTCTCTGATAAAACTCTCAACATTGCTCTTGCTGGCACTGGTGTTGGTAAGTCTCTATTCATGTGTCACGTTGCCTCTAGTGTGCTATTACAAGGTAAGAATGTCCTATACATCACTCTTGAGATGGCAGAGGAAAAGATTGCAGAGAGGATAGATGCAAACTTACTCAACACAAACATCAAAGACATAAAGGATTTACCACACTCTACATTCTCTAAAAAAGTAGATAAACTTGCTGCAAAAACACAAGGTAAACTTATTGTCAAAGAATATCCAACTGCATCTGCACATGCAGGTCACTTCCGTGCCTTATTACAGGAACTGAAGTTGAAGAAATCATTCACACCTGATATAATATTTGTAGATTATCTAAACATCTGTGCCTCATCACGTTATAGAGGTTCAGTAAATATCAACTCATACACCTATGTCAAAAGCATCGCAGAAGAACTTAGAGGATTGGCAGTCGAAGCTTCTATCCCATTATTTTCGGCAACGCAGACTACTAGGTCTGGTTTTGCTAGTTCAGACCCTAATCTTACTGACACAAGTGAATCTTTTGGTCTTCCAGCTACTGCTGATCTTATGTTTGCCCTTATTAGCACGGAGGATTTGGAAGGTCTTAATCAAATAATGGTCAAACAATTGAAGAACAGATATAATGATCCTACCATGAACAGGAGATTTGTTGTTGGTATTGATAGAGCAAAGATGAGACTGTATGATTGTGAACAAGATGCTCAATCAGACATAATGATTGACGAGAATGATACTGCAGAGTATAATGAAAAAGAATCTAAAGCGAAATTCGATGACTTCAAATTTTGATAGTAAATACGTAAAGTTTGTGAACCAAGTAACAAGTGAAGAATCTAAAAATGGTGTAGCATTTGTAAATCGTATTAGAGACCTAGAAGAAAATTCAGATATACATCGTCTACTCACTGCTGCTGTAGGTATGAGTGCAGAGGGTGGAGAATTTTTGGAGATCGTAAAGAAAATGATCTTTCAAGGTAAACCATACAATGAAGAGAATGTAAGACACCTCAAGATAGAATTAGGAGACGTTCTATGGTATGTGGCACAGGCATGTATGGCATTAGATATAAGTCTTGACGAGATAACTGATATCAATATAGACAAATTATCAAAGAGATTTCCTGACGGACATTTCTCTGAATACTATTCTGAAAACAGACAAGAAGGAGACCTGTAAATAAATACCCTCATACAGAGGGTATCATGGCAATCTATAAAGACTTAGAAGATCAAGACCTGACACAAGATGAGAAAAATTACTTTGGTAATGCAGGTTACTTTACAAGTTCTGGAGATGTTATGGCAGGTGTTGTATATGAAAGATTCATATACACACAATATAAAGAACTAAACTTAGTACCTGCAGGTTTTGCACCACCACGAGCAGGTGGTCATGGGAAAGACTTTGAATTTTTTATTAGAAATTATAATGGAATAATCCCTCAGAATAGCACTTCGGGTGGTATGGGAATGAATGTGGGTGTAGAACTGAAACTAAGTGAGACAGATGATTATGGTCAAAGTGGTGTAAAATATGATGGAGCATGGGTTCTACATGGGGGTATGGATGGTGTAGCGATGGAGAAAAGAAAGTTATTGAAAGCAGCAGGTGTGGAACAAGTCATAAGAAATAGATGGAATCCAAAAGGTATCCCTAATATTAGAGCAGGTGTATATTCAACTCAAGTATCGGAGGCAAAAAGACAGGAGGATAAAAATAGATTCAGATCGTTTGAATATAAGAGCAATAGTTTTGTAAATTTGTGTGCAAAGTATTATCTTTCAAAACAATGCCCCTATATTAACATATCTAACCTTGGTCTTTATCATTTTGGTACTGACCCTGCTGGATTGGCAAAAGAATTTGGAGTGAAAAATTTTACCACAGCAGTGAAAGGTATGGTGTGTAGAGTCAGACTCAAACAATCAGGTAAAAATAGTCTTACATACAACGCATCATTGAAAATAGATGCAGATGCTGGTGTCACTGCATCGCCAGTCAATCTAAACGACCCTATCTTTGCAGAAGAATTGCAAGAAGATGCTATGATGTGTACAAACGCACCAAATAATCTTGCACTATTGAGAGCACTTTTATGAAAAATGATAAAAATATGGATGAACTTGTTGACATGTTCATCAAATTATATGCTGTAAAACCCAAAGTAAACACGCTAAAAAAGAAAGAGATACTTGATTTTATGAGGTTTGTATTTACCTATACACAAAAGCATCCTAAATATAATCAAACACAGACAGACTTGATGGTTTATATCAAGTCTTTTGACGACGAGATCTACAAAAAAATCCGTGAAGCATTTTCTGACCTTCATAACCGAAGCACGTATAACCAAGGCATCCCAACAAGCAAAAAGATTGGGATTAGTCGGAGACGGGCACGGTGATTGGTACGATCAGCAAGGTAATTTAAAAGCAAAGACTGTCAATGGTGAACTCAAAATGTTCGGTAGTGGCAGTGCAGGTGAAGATGAAGTAAAAGATAAACCAGAACCATATAGAGATATAAGTAGAGTATCTCAATCACCTACAGCATTCCTCAACACACCAAGAGGACAGCAACTCAATACACAGGCGAGACAAAGACAACCAGAAGCACCATCAGGGTCAGGTACAACTACACAAGCACCACAACCAAGGGCACCTTTGACTGTTGCCTTTGATAAATTTGATGATGAAGAAGTGACAGCCAATGTTCTTGCCACAGTTGGTGAGATAGCAACCGAGAACTTCTATTATATTTTTCCCAGTAGAGATAGTGACATAGAAGAGTTGAAGGCTGCGTATCCAGATCTCAGTGAGTCAATTATAGATGATAAAAATGCAGAGACAATATACGATGTATTACAGTCATTATATGAAAACGGATATGATGCACTCAATATTGTAGTAAGAAGATCTAGAGCAGCAGCCATATCCAAATTGGCGTATGAACAGAATGGTGCTCTTTACAAGTTCAAGATGCTGAATGTCATTCCTGTTGATGAGAGATCAGTAAGAGAACAGTATTTGGCAGGTGATATATTCAAACAAGGTTCAGTTGTAGAGTGTCATGGTCAGACAGGAGAGATTATAAGAAGAGGGGCAAACCATTTGATTTGTATAGACGAACAGAAGCAAATTTTTAGAGCATGGATATCAGAAGCAACAGAACTTAGTAAGTTTGATCTACCCATTGAGTTCTAATATACTAAATAGAATACGTAAAGACAGTTAGTGACATGAGTAATCCTTGGTCAGACACATATAAAAAAATCAGAGAACCTTATTTGCAAGAAAAAATGGCAAAGAAGGACTATGATGGTGATGGTAAGATAGAATCTGGTAAGGATGAGTACATGGGTTCTAGAGACAAAGCCATCAAGAAAGCGATGGGTAAGAAAGTTGAGGAACACCATCAGAAAGATGCTGACGGTAAAGTCATCGAGCATGATGACACTACACCTGCATCAGTGGAAGAGGGTGCACCATATACAGTAACTAATGCTGATAAATCTGGTAACACACCTGCTTATCAAGGTCTGTTGAAAAATAAGTTGAATAAGTTGACAGGTAAACCATTATATAAAGCAGCACCACATTTACAATTAGATAAAGCACATTACGAACCTGCAAAGGTAGCAAAACCAAATTATTCTAACTGGAGAGAAGATTTTGTATGGCAAGATGAGGTAGAGGAAGCAATCAAGAGACCTAAGTTAGACATACAGGAGAAAGGAGTCAAGAATAAAGTAGAGATAAATCCAGACGACGGACTGAAGGAAGAAAAAAAAAACTAATCCCTGACGTAAAGGTAATAAAGAAGAGTGTAAAGGACATGTCCAAACCCGCAGGTGTTACTGGGGGTGTGGACTATCGTCTTATGTCACAATCACATGAACCTGATGGTGATATGATTGAGATGGCAGACTTTAGTCTAGACGATCTCGAAAAACCAAAAAAGAAAGAGTTTGATATAACTAACCCTAGAGAGCGAGCAGCATATAGCAGACTCAAAAAAATGGGTAAGAATCCACTTATAAAGAAGGTGGACTAAATATGTTACATGAAAAAGCACTCAGCAAAAAGCAACAAAGGTTCTTTGGGATTGTTAGAGCGGCTCAAAAGGGCACTTTCAAAGGCGAGACCACGCCACAGGTTCAAAGAGCTGCTGCCAGCATGACTAAAAAAGATGTAAAGAAGTTTGCATCTACTAAACACAAAGGTCTTCCAGAAAAAAAGGTCAAGAAGGAAGAGACCTGTGGTAAGGGTGAATACTATTGTAATGATGACCAGAAATGTAAACCTATACCCAAGGGGATGAAAGTGAAAAAGGATGGATTCCTAGTCAAAGAGACTTCAGTGGCGTTCACTTATAAGAGTGGAAGTGGTTTTGATGCAAAGGTTGGTAATACATCAGTAAGAAACACAATCAAGAATGTGAAGACAGCAGGGGAAACAATCAAAAACATCAAGAGTGATGGACTTGTAGCTGGTGTCAAGAAAACTTTTAACAAGAATACACCACCTAAAACATCTATTGGTGATAAAGTAAGCAACGCTATTAGTCAATATAAACTAAATATGGGTGAGGGTTCTCTCCACAAATGGTTCAAGGGTTCTAAATCCAAGGACGGTAAAGGTGGATGGGTCAACGTAGTGACAGGTGGAACTTGTGCTAGTGACGAACCTGGTGAGGGTACACCTAAGTGTGTGTCATCCTCTAAGAGAGCAAGCATGTCTAAAGCAGAAAGACTCTCTGCTGCTAGACGTAAGAAAAAAGCAGATCCTGGTCAACAACAAAAAACTGGTGCTGCAAAACCAACTTATGTCTCGACTGATAAACCTAAGAAAAAGATGAAAGAATCATTCGCTACTAACAAATACAAAGATATGGCGAAGAGAGATGCTGAACTCAAGCGTAAGGAAGATCTCAAAGTCAAGTCTAAGAAAGAGTCAGTAGAAATAGACGAGGCGAAGTATGAGAAAGGTGCATCAACTTATGGTAAGGCATCTATCAGAAACAAGAGAATGTTTGGTAAGGGTGGTAACGCTGCTCCTCCAGAGGAGAGAGGTGCTGCAATCAAAGTCAGACAGGCAAGGCATCAGGAAAGACGTTACGTTAAGAAAGGTAATAAATATCATGAGCCAGGTAAACATAGACCAGAAGTCCATGGTGTAAACAAACCAGAGGAGGAAAGGAAGGGTAAAAACATGAAAAAAGAATCAGTTTTCACACCACTTGTCTTCACAGTCAGTGAAGCAAAGATCGATAAGATTGATCCTAAGAATAAAAGGAACAGGAGAAACGTAGCGAAGTTTGGTAAGCAAATCAAACCTTACGATCCACCTGGTAAGGCATATAAGAATGAGATGGGTAAGTTCATGCAAAAGCAAAGACAAGATATGCATGACAAGAAACGTGGCGTAAAGACTAAAGTGAAAGAAGATCATGTACCACTGACAGGTGACGCACAAAAAGAATATGAAAAGTTAGTGAAGATGGCAAAAGATAAAAATCTTGATATGAAAAAGAGACAAGGTGCTGATGCAGCAATAACACAGGGTGGACATAGCAGCGTTCTAAACAAAGAAGAATCAGATAAGAAGGGAAAGGGAAGTGGTAGTAAGGATGCTTGCTATCATAAGGTCAAGTCACGTTACAGTGTGTGGCCAAGTGCTTATGCTTCAGGTGCCTTAGTCAAGTGTCGTAAAGTCGGTGCTGCAAACTGGGGTAATAGTAGTAAGAAAGAAGACTATGGTATCATAAGTTTCCAAGACTTCATATATGAGAAATGCTGGAAGGGGTATGAGAAGAAAGGCATGAAGACCATGTTCGGTAAGAGGTATCCAAACTGCGTAAAAAAGGAGGAAGCTGACCTTCCTGTAGACGAGTGTTGGAAGACACATAAGAAGGTCGGCATGAAGATGAAGGGTGGCAAGATGGTTCCAGACTGTCGTCCTAAAAACGAAGCAGTAGAAACTGAGAAGAAACCTAAGAAGGCAATGGATGCAGGTGCCAGAGGCAGAAGACTTCTACAGCGTAGAGAGTACAAAGCAAAAGTATCTGAGTTCATACCCAAGGAACTAGAGGATCATGTAGTATATGAAGGGGATCCAAACACCAATTTGTTCCCTGCTGGTACACAGCAAAAAGTAAAGAAAGTATTGGATGCTGGTTCTAACTTTATGAAGAATAATAAGGTTGGTAGAGTAATAGGTAAAATTTTCGGACCTTCTAATCCAAATAATAAAGGCAGCAACTACACATCTGGTGGTAAGATAGCAAACTCATATGAACCAGAGGGTCAGATGCTAGAAGGATCTGCTGCATGGCAGAGGAAAGCTGGAAAAAACTCCAAGGGTGGGTTGAATGAGAAAGGAAGAAAGTCTTACGAGGCACAGAATCCTGGCTCAGACCTCAAGGCACCTGTCACAGGTAAGGTAAAACCTGGTGGTAAGGCAGCGAAAAGAAGGAAGTCTTTCTGTGCTCGTATGGGTGGAATGAAAGGACCTATGAAGAAACCTAACGGTGAACCTACACGTAAAGCGTTAGCGTTGAGAAAGTGGAAGTGCTGAAGCATATATAATACACGCACACGGTATTATTATGACTAAATTTTTACTGCCTATCGCTATCAACGTTATCAACAAAGCGGTAGATAAGATCCCAGAGGATCTAGAAGAAAAACTCAAGGAGTTTGTCATCGGACTTCTAAAGAAGGCTGCTGCCAAGTCAGGCAACAAAGTAGATGACCAGTTAGTAGAAGCTTTAGAGAAAGCACTACTGAATAAATAGAACTATCAAATAGGAAGAAAAACTAATGGCACCACTATGGGGAGCAACTGACTCTGACGAGTCAAAGCCTAAGAATTTGACCACTGTCGAGAAAAGAGATGTCTTCGCAAACAATAGTGGTTGGGTAAGAGCTGCAGGTACTGCACTCAATGGAAACGACAACGCTGATGCAACACCAGAGGTGTTGGTAGCGATTGGAGAACTAGCAACAAGTCTAGGACAGGCAACAATATCATCTGTAAGATTTACAACCTCAGAGGTTGATGCATCTGCAGGTGGTACTCTTTCTGTTGCTGTAGAATTCAATGAGCAGGTCACAGTTGCGACTGCTGCACCACTCATGGTCGTAACAAATAGTAGAGCAGGTGGTGGTAGTGCTGCCAACTTCACTCTAACAATGGATGGAACTCTTCCAGTAACTAACGATACTCTCACATTTTCTACCACACTAACTGGTGGTGACGGTAAGCAAGCAGAGGATGATGTGTTGTCTATAGGAGCACAAACAATCGACCTCAATGGTGGAACAATCGTTGATACTATTGGTGGTGGTAACGCTGAGAGAGCAATCTCTGGTGCTCAAGGAACTGCTGCTGGTGGACTTACAGTTGTAGCATAATGTAAATGAAATTTGATGAATTGAACGAGGAGAATCATCTCCTCTTTGCTATTAAATATTATGAAAATCCTCATGCTGCCACAATGGAAGACTTTGAGGAGGATCTAAAAAGATTCAAATATATCAAGAGACTGTTGAAGAAGTATGTGGTTTCGGGTGAGTTGAAGCATCATCTCATCTTGAACCACCTTATTATATGTTTCAATATATTTGGTGAGGGTACAATACCACTTCTTTTCTATAAGATTGAGAAAGAATATTGGTCTATACTCAAAACATTTTTATTATTTCTCAATAGAATACCTGACTATCCTAAAACTGGTCTTGATTCTCTTGATATTGATAAGGAATGTAACGCTATTCTAAATTCTATCTGATGGATCAGGATAAACTAGAAAGAATCATGCAACTTATTCGTGAGGACATGCCTACGAATAATATTTCTAGTGGAAACATCAAGCCTGCTACTGAGTTAGGTGATGATCCTATCGTACGTAAGAAGAAAAAGAAAAAAAAGTATGCTTATCTGGGTCCTAGATCTCGTAAGACTTGGATGCCATAATGGAAGATAATAATAACGTCAACGCTGCCATACTGGAGAGACTAGAGAAAGTAGTAGAGTCTTTACAAGATAACTCTGTAAAGATGGGTCAACTTCTTGCTGTACATAATGAGAAACTTGACAAGCAAGATCGTATTGATGCAGTATTATTTGAGAAGATAGAGCAGGTAGATCAGAAATTAGATAGACACGCATCAGATATCAAGAAAGGATGTGAGAGAGACATAATGCTTGTAGACAACCGTCTAAGAACGATAGAGAAGAAGATGTGGACTATTGCAGGTGCTTTGACTGTGATAAGTTTCATTGTATCACCGATAGGACAAAGATTTATCAGAGGAACGTTGCAAGTTCCACCACAATCTGCTATAGTTGACACAGATATAAATGTTTGAATGCTACACATCGATTCCAAATACATTGGATTGGTGTCTGCTCGTTTAGCAAAGTTCAAAAGAACAAAGGATAATCTATACAATTTTAGATGCCCTTTCTGTGGAGACTCCAAGAAAAACAAGAATAAAACACGAGGATACCTCTTTCAAAAGAAAGGGGATTTTATTTTTAAGTGCCACAACTGTGGTGCATCGAAAGGTTTCTCTACTTTCCTAAAGGAGATAGACCCCACTCTGCATAGTCAGTACACTATGGAGAGGTATAAGAGTGGTCTGACAGGTAAGGGTAGATTTACTGAGGAACCTACATTTACATTCAAGAAACCAGTGTTCAAGAAGAAGGTAGACCTACCACTGGCAAGTGAAGATCCACAGTCAAAGATATATTTGAGGAAGAGAGGACTCGATCCCGATAAGTTTTACTATGCAGATAGATTCAAACATTTTTGTAACAAACATAAACCCACATTTGATGACACAAAGTTTGATCATCCTCGTATAGTCATACCAATGTATGATAAAGATAGGAGTTTGATTGGGTTCCAAGGGAGGTCTTTAGACCCTTCTCAAAAACCTAAATATCTCACTATAATGCTATCAGAAGAATCACCTAAACTGTACGGTCTTGATACAATTAATGAAGAAGAACCAATCTACATCGTTGAAGGACCGTTCGATTCCACACTCGTGGAAAACTCGGTTGCTATGTGCGGCTCCGATGTTGATATTAGGTCGCTTGGTTGGAGCAATTATATTTGGGTTTTTGATAACGAACCACGTAACAGAGAGAACATCAACCGAGTCTCCAGAGTCATCGACAACGGAGACAAGGTAGTTCTATGGCCACAAAACATTGTTGAAAAAGATATCAACGACATGTTTCTTGGTGGACAGAATATAAAAACCCTGCTAGAATCAAATACGTATTCTGGTTTAGAAGCAAAACTAAAACTACAATCTTGGAAACGAATATGAGCAATGGCATCAACGTAAAAAAGAGAAAGGGAACTATCGAACCCTTGAATCTTGAAAAGATGCACCTAATGGTAGATAAAGCATGTGATGGTTTGGCAGGTGTGTCTGCATCACAGGTAGAGATACAGTCTGGACTACAGTTCTATGATGGTATATCAACCTCAGAGATACAGGAGATACTTATCAAGTCTGCCAACGATCTTATTGATTTGGATGCACCAAACTATCAGTTTGTTGCTGCTAGACTCCTTCTATTTTCTCTTAGAAAGAGTCTATATGGAGTCATGGAGGACATACCTCATCTATCAGATCATATTCACAAGTGTGTTGATGATGGTGTGTATGACCCTGCCATTCTAGAGAAGTATTCCGAGGAAGAAATCAGTAGATTGCAAGGTGTTATAGACCACTCTAGAGATTTTATATTTACATATGCAGGTCTTAGACAGGTTGCTGACAAGTATCTTGTTCAAGACAGAAGCACAGGACAGGTGTACGAGACACCTCAACAAATGTACATACTCATTGCAATGACAATATTTGCTGAGTATGATAAAGAAACCAGACTAACCTACGTCAAAAAATACTACGATGCAATCTCCAAACACAAACTCAACATCCCAACACCGATCATGGGAGGTGTCAGAACACCTATTCGGCAGTTTGCGTCTTGCGTTCTGGTTGATGCTGACGACACCTTGGATAGTATTTTTAGTAGTGATATGGCCATTGGTCGTTATGTTGCACAAAGGGCAGGTATTGGCATCAATGCAGGTAGAATCCGTGGCATCAACAGTAAAATCAGGGGCGGTGAAGTTCAACACACAGGTGTCGTCCCTTTCCTTAAAAAGTTTGAAGCGACTGTCAGATGCTGCACACAAAATGGCATCAGAGGTGGATCAGCGACTGTCCACTTTCCAATCTGGCACCAAGAAATAGAGGACATACTTGTTCTCAAGAACAACAAAGGAACCGAAGACAATCGTGTTCGCAAACTTGACTATAGTATTCAAATTAGTAAATTATTCTATGAAAGATTCATTGCCAGTGGTGATATCAGTCTGTTCTCTCCTCACGATGTTCCTAATCTTTATGATGTCTTTGGAACCGAAGAATTCGATAGACTCTATGAATCGTACGAGGCAGACCCAAATATTCCTAGAAAAACAATTGCTGCTCAAGAACTCATACTAAACTTACTCAAGGAAAGAGCAGAGACAGGTCGTATCTATATCATGAATATCGACCACTGCAACAGTCATAGTTCATTCTTAGACAAAGTGAACATGAGTAACCTTTGTCAGGAGATTACACTGCCTACAGTGCCATTGAATCACATAGATGATAAGGGTGGTGAGATTGCATTGTGTATACTATCTGCTATCAATGTAGGTAAGATACAATCAGATAAAGAACTTGAAGAATTATGTGACCTAGCGGTTCGTGGATTGGAAGAACTAATTGATTATCAAGAGTATCCAGTCTCTGCTGCAGAGATCTCTACAAAGGCACGTAGATCGCTTGGAATAGGGTACATAGGTCTCGCACACTATCTTGCTAAGTTAGGGTTCAACTACGACTCACAGGAGGCGTGGGATGCTGTACATGGACTCACTGAATCATTCCAATATTACCTCTTGAAATCATCAAATCAGATAGCAAAAGAGAAGGGTAAGTGTGAATACTTCGATAGAACAAAGTATTCTCAAGGCATACTACCAATCGATACATTCAAGGCAGATGTAAATGATATTACATCACAACCTTTGGAACATGATTGGCAGACACTTCGCACTGATATCAAGGAGTTTGGACTGAGACACAGCACATTATCATCTCAGATGCCATCCGAATCTTCCTCAGTTGTATGTAATGCGACCAATGGAATCGAACCACCAAGAGGGTTCTTGTCGATCAAGAAATCAAAGAAAGGTCCTCTCAAGCAAATTGTGCCCAGTTACAATTCGTTAAAAAATAAATATACTTTACTGTGGGAAATGAAAAGCAATCGTGGATACATCAATGTTGTATCTGTAATGCAAAAATTCTTTGATCAAGGTATATCTGGTAACTGGTCTTACAATCCAGAAAATTATCCCGATAATGAGGTACCTGTGTCTGTCATGGCACAAGACTTCTTGACCACCTATAAGTATGGTTGGAAGACATCTTATTATCAAAATACACATGACATGAAGTCAGATGAGGTAGAGGAAACCCCATCAAATGTTGTTGATTTATTCTCACAAATCGAAAACCAATCCGAGGAATGTGAATCCTGTGCAATTTAGAGTAACCGAACCTAACAAACGTATGAGTGTAAAAGGAATGACAGTGTTCAATAAGGAACACGTCGATACCAAACAACAACCTATGTTCTTTGGTGCACCTTTAGGAGTACAAAGGTATGACACATACAAATACCCTGTGTTTGATAAACTTACAAATCAAATGCTTGGATATTTTTGGAGGCCAGAAGAGGTATCTTTACAGAAAGATCGTGCAGACTATCAGACTCTTAGACCAGAGCAGAAGCACATCTTCACTAGCAACCTAAAGTATCAGATACTCCTTGACTCTGTGCAGGGTAGAGGACCTGGCATGGCATTCGCACCATACTGTGCACTACCAGAACTTGAAGCTGCGATGAATGTGTGGCAGTTTATGGAGATGATACACAGTAGATCATACACTTATATTATCAAGAATGTTTATTCTAATCCGACTGAGGTTCTTGATACCATACTCGATGATGAGAAGATAATATCTCGTGCTAAGTCAGTGACTGCAGCATACGATGACTTTATTAATGCAGCACATGAGTATGATACAAGTAATCATTGGAAATCAGGGTGGAGAGATCATGTGAATGCTGAACTCGAAGAGAAGGAACTGAAACGTAAACTTTATCTTGCTGTATCAAATGTCAATATCCTTGAAGGTATTCGTTTTTATGTTAGTTTTGCTTGCAGTTTTGCATTTGGAGAACTCAAACTCATGGAAGGTTCGGCAAAAATCATCTCACTTATTTCAAGAGATGAGAATCAGCACACCGTATTGACTCAGCAAATGATAAAGATGTGGCAGAAAGGTGATGATCCTGTCATGCTTGAGGTGATGAAAGAAGAAAAGGATACTGTCATAGCGATGTTTAGAAATGCAGTAGAAGAGGAGAAAGAGTGGGCACAATATCTATTCAAAGATGGCACAATGATTGGTTTGAACGATAAATTACTTGTCAAGTATGTTGAGTGGATTGCAAATAAGAGAATGAGAGCGATAGGTTTAGATCCAATCTATGATGCACCTATAAAGAACAACCCATTACCTTGGACTGAGCATTGGATCTCATCTAAAGGATTGCAGGTTGCTCCACAAGAAACTGAGGTTGAGTCCTACGTAGTGGGTGGTATCAAACAAGATATGAAGAAGGATTCATTTAGTGGGTTCAAATTATAAATTTTATTTTGATGGATGCTCCATGACATATGGAGGAGGGTTGGGGAAATATGGATACAATCCTCTTGATGTTCGTTGGTCAAAATTAATAAGCGATCATTACGATGCAGAAGAGCATAATTTTTCTAAGGGTGGTGCTGCTAATGAAACCATTCTTAGGAATTTTTTTGTTGAAAATTTTGATGAGTTACATACCTACGATGCATTTTTTATACAATCGACATACCCAAGTAGGGGTGAATACTTTGATGACATTGACGGTATATGGAAAAGATATAAGTTTGTAAGTAATGGAGAAGAGAAAAAAAGATTATCTAAAGAAAATCCACAACTCCTAAACTGGATACAATACTACTTGACTAGGATATTCAGTGAAAAAGGTGGAGAGGTGAAGGAGAAAGTAATGTATAGAAGTATAGATTCTTATATAAAATTATTGAATAAACCTGTGTTTTGGTCTACAAATATGCAAATAGATGGTAGGTACAGACATGTTCTACCTAGTGTAGCAACAATGAAGTATGATTTTTATTTCAATAGTGATACAACATACGACAGATTGCCAGATAAACACCCATCACCAGAAGGACATAAAGAGATTACAAAAATAATGATAGATATAATGGATAAAAAATTATTATGAAACCACAATCAGCCAAGGCGAAGGGTAGAAAGTTACAACAGTGGGTCAGAGATCAACTTATAGAACATAGAAATATTCACCCCGAAGACATTGAGTCTAGGAGTATGGGAGCAGGTGGTGAAGACCTGATAATGGCAAGAGATGCTAGACAAAAGTTTCCATATAGTATAGAATGTAAGAACCAAGAGAAGTTAAATGTCTGGGATGCATACGAACAAGCATGTGCTAACTCAGGTGACCACGAACCTATCGTATTCATCAAGAAGAACGGTAAGAAACCCTTGGCAGTTGTAGACGCTGAACACTTTATTAATGGAACAGGAACTTAGACAAGAACTTCTGCCTATACTCATGAAATACTTTTCAAAGTATCGTGGAAAGGAGGCAAATAATCGTGCTATATATGAATGTGCAGATCAATTAGTAGAAACATTATGCAAAAAATTGTCAACGCAATAGCAATCTTATCAGGTGTCGGAGTCCTTGCAATCGTAGGGGCAGGTGGATACCTTTATCTAAATAAAGATGCCTTGATAGAGAAGGCGAAAGGACAGATCTTGGAACAGGTTACAGGTGGTCTAGGAGGAATAGTAGGCGACTCATTACCTGATGTGACAGGAGATGCTATACCCTCTCTACCAGTTTCTCCATTCTAACTAATGCTATCAACCCAATATCGTCTAAGATTGCAAGCAATCTGTAAGGACATCGCCTCTGGAACAGAGGTCAGTATGCAAGACATGATATGGGCACAGAAATTAGCGAAAGTAAACACCTCTGCAAGAGGTATGCTAAGTAAGGCTCGTCGGATGAGTACAAATCCGAACGAGTCTTTTCTGAATAACTTGAACATAGGAGACCCCGATTCAAGTAACCATCGTAGGGGTTTCGGTAGTCCAGATGAAGTAGTGGACTGGTTTCACCAAGAAAGATCAGATGATTGGAGGCAACGTGACTGAAGAAAACAAAAGACCAAGAATTAAAATCAACAAAGAAGAAGTTGCTAAGATAGCAAAGCAGTATAAAAAAATAAAGAAGTATCAGAAATCTTCTTTTGCACAGATAAAGAAACTTGGCTAAAGGATACGATTTATTTGGAGACCATGGGAGGAACTTACCTACTCCTCATGGCAGTGGCACAAGACCCATGTATGCTGACATGGGAAAGTCATGTAGACCAGACCCAAATGCTAAGAGAGAATACCCTCATCTGTATGCTGTCTTTCTTCTTGACTCACACAACACCAGTTACTTTTACATAAGAGAGAATGGTACATACTACTGGTTACATGCTCGTAAAGATGCAGATGATCTTGAGATAGACGCAAAGGATATACAATTAGATTTGTTTGGTAAACCTGTCCTATCTAATGAGTGGGTATTGAAGGAAATATTATACTAAATAAGCCAGCAATGTTATTATATTATGACAGACTCAGCAAAAAAAGAACCTAAGAAAGGTATTGTAGGTAAGATAAAGGAAGCTGTTGACGACAAAGAAGAACAGTTAGTTATCCTTAGTACATTTGTTCGCCTTGGTGTGATGATCTGGGCAGGTGCAATATTAACATTGAATTATGTTGAGATACCTGGTTATAAACAAGAACAAAAAATTGACCCGACCTTCATAGCCAGCGTGTTTACTGGGGTGTTAGCTACGTTTGGTGTCCAAGCGGGTTCTAACAAGAAAAATGGTAACAACACAGCGAGTGGTAACATAAGTAAAAAAGATATGGAGATGCTTATAGAGAAGGCATCACAGACAGCACCAGCACAGACAATAAGAATTGAACAAGCACCTATAAAAATAACACCTGACTCAAAATGAAAAAGTGGATTGGATTGAGTCTTGGGACTCTCTTTGGTATTTCTCACATTGCCATGATAGGACTTCTCTCAAGGAGAGATAAATTTCCTGTGATATCTCCTCCTGTAGGTCCTTACACATCATATAAAGTGAGTGTGTCGGAAGAAGGATATGCTATTTCATACAAAGCAAATGATCCAAAGACAATGTATAAGACCACTAGGATCAAAGAGAAGGGTGGTTTCTTAGGATTAGCAAATGAGAACAAGGAGATACTTGAAGAGTACACGATGGATGGTGACGTACATATACAGAAACAATATCAAACAAATGGAGGGGGAAAAGATCCAGTAGCCAGTAACAAAAGCGAAGCATGTATCAAAGCAATCGGAAGTGCAGAAGGCACAGGACGTTTGGTGGGTACATCGATTGGTGCTAGTGCTGCTCCTTCTCTTAGTAGTCTTCCCTATGTTGGTTGGGTTGCTGCTGGTTGGGTGGCGATGTTCGGTGGCGATAAGGGTGCTGATATAGGTGGTGGTATGGCAGAGGATCTGAATAAGAATTGTTAGTGAGTCCACACTCTGTTAGGTAATTATCACTAGATCTGGTACTATATAAAATGTACGGGATTGAAACGATCATGCCCCAAAAACACTACTCTCTTGCTTGGTTTGACAACCAGCATTTAGAGCACCATGTATGTGTATATGCACCTGATGCATACACAGCACAAAGAAATGCAGTAGAGGATGTTCCCTATCTGAGGGAGCATCCTTACGTTGTTTATGAGGTCTTACAGGAACTATGAAGGACTTACCGATAACATCCACCCTCATAATACTGACAACAATAGGATCAGCATTATATTTTTTACCCCAATATGCTTGGGCACATTCTATAATGGTATAAGTATAAATACTTATATGAAACAGTTCAATACTTTCGTCTTAGACACTACAATATATGTCTTGGACTTTCTCTATAGAGGTAGAGATTTTCAGAGATTCTGGGTGTTGGAAGTTATAGCTAGAGCACCTTACTTTTCTTTTATCAGTGTGTTACATTTCCGAGAAAGTCTTGGACTTCGAGGAGAAGATCATACATACTTAATGAAGGAACATTTCTATCAGGCACTCAATGAAACAGAACATTTGGAAGAGATGGAGACTCGTGGAGGCAATGAGTTTTGGATCGACAGATTCTTCGCTAAACACTTGGTTCTTCTTTATTATTGGATTATGGTTGTTTACTACCTCATTGATCCAGTAAACGCTTACGACATCAACATGAAGATTGAGATGCATGCATACGAGACTTACACAAAGTATAGCGTGTGGCATCCAGAGGATACAAAGATAGCAGAGATTGCACAGGATGAGTTAGAACACTCTAAAGAACTACATAAAGCAATGCTAATGAACATATGAGATACCACATCTATTGGAATCATAAAATACTATTGAAAGATTTAGATGAAGAAGAGTTTAAAAATATATGGGGTAAGATGCATTGGGTATATAATGACGAATTGAATTACGTAGAGGTAGGAGAACCAATACTAGAGGAGCATTCTTGCTGATGGTGGTTTGGGGTGTCATTTGGATGCTTGCCATACTTATAGTAATTGTCTCTTGGTACATCTACTATATACTACGCATGTCGTTTAAAGAGATGGATGAATGACCTAACAATATTCATATTTGGTCTAAGTTTTGCAGCAATTGTAGGTGCAACTTTCGCATTCATGTGGAGAATGACAGGTGCTGTATTAGAGGACGTAAAAAAACCACCACGAATAATACATCCTGAGATGAAGGACGTAGAAAATGGTGAAGAACTTTTAGTATTCAAGGTGAAAGATGTCGATTCCACAGATCACGATTCCTAAGTCGGGAGTTGAAGAAGTTATAATACCAAACATATGGGGTGCCGATCATACTATTTTGCACCCACAGATACCTTATGTCCCTGTGATGGTAGACATAGGTAAACCTATAGTTGATATGCCAGGTTGTGTAGAGGCACATGAACTCAATAAAACAGGTGAAGGTGGTACTAAGAATAAACAATTAGCAAAAGACGATGATACTATAACAATCTGTGATGCTGGTATGCCATCTTTTGATGCCATGGACTATACACCAGAACAACTTATAATACAAAGAGAAATACCACCTCCAAAGGTTGATCCACCACCAGATATAGATCCACCAGAGATTCCTGATACAGGTGATGTTGTGCCAAAGACTGAATGTCCTGGTCCTAATCAGTTGAGAGTTGGTGATCTCACACAGTCTGGTGATGAAAGAGTTGTTGGACATGAACTACAGGGCACCACCTGTGTGACATTGTATGAACCAACTACAGTGGTAGAGAAATTTTTACCATCTACAAATCAAGCCACGACTACAGCAGCAATAGCCATAGTGGCCACAGCATCTGCTGCAGCAACACCACTCTTGCTACGACTTATAAAACCTGCCATCAAAAAACTCACGACCACTGTCCAAAAGAAACTTGGAAAGCATCGTGAGTTGTCTAAGTCTGAGATACAAACTAACGCTTATCGTGCTAAGAAGGGTCTCCCTCCACTAAAGGTGAAGAAAAAATGAATCCAATAATCAATTTACTCAAGGATAAAAAATCAAATAAAAATCCATCCACTCCAATACTACCAAAAGATGTTGGGTGGATTGAAAAAAAATTGAATAAATCTGAGTTAGATTTTATTTGGTATTGTATAGAAAATAAATCAAATCATAATGATATCCAATATAAACTGGCAGGTAATATTACTGCGAGTTATGAACTTAAGGATCATAAAAATTTATTTTGGACTTCGGTTGTGAATCCGCTTATAAAAGATTTTGAAGACTATTACCTTCAAAAATCTGAAGGAAAACTAAGATTAGATAAGTTGTGGGTCAATTATCAGAAACAAACTGAGTTCAATCCCATTCATATTCACACGGGAGTTTATAGTTTTGTCATATGGTTGAAGATACCAACCCATCACGAGCATCAAAGAAAACTCCCCATTGCAAGTCCATCAAATTCTGAAACAATATCAAATTTTCAATTTACTTACACTGATCTTCTTGGTAAGATAAGATCTTACAATTATAATATGAGTCCAGAAGCGGAGGGTACTATGTTATTGTTCCCAGCTACATTATCTCATCAAGTATATCCTTTTTATAATTGTGATGACACAAGGATAAGTGTGTCAGGAAATGTTAGTTATTGCCAATAGATATTTCTTTTAGATCACTAGCATTACCATTAGGTATGACCTTGATTTCATGCTTATGCTGACCTACCACGCCAGGTGGATTTACTAATACAACATCAGCACAAGTCTTATAATAAGGTGACTTGGGATGGAACATAATTCCAGCCTGCATTAGTTCGCCACAATTCTTGAGTCTTGCTATTTCAAAATCTAATCTTTTATTTGCTGTTGCTTGGTTGACATTATTGATTACTGCTTGTGCTGCTTCTTTACACTGTGCTTGAAGTGATTTGTCTAGGGGGAAAGAGAATGTTGCAGAGAATCCTAGATTTATATTTTGCGTTGCCTTCTGCCCTGTGCGAGTAGGGATATAATAGAGGATCTCACCAGGAGCATCAGGGATACCGTCATCATTATTATCAGCGTTATTATATACAGGGTCATTATACCATGGTTCATAAGGATCTGACCAATTTCCTGTTCTGGTGACATAGGGGGTAAAATTTGCGGTAGGACCTTGACATTGAACACCACCTCCGTAGGTGTTAGTAATATAAGGACCTTGTAAAACTTGAATTGCCTGGTTGGTTACGGAGCCAGAAGAGTTGGCAACAGGGTTTGCTGTTGCAGATACACCACCTACGTCTGTTGCCATAACAGGAGTTATGTTACCAAAACTTACCGCTATTGCGAGAAGATACTTGTTGATGTGGTGACCGATTGTATGGTTTGTTCTCTTTGTATTATGGTATGAGTCTGAAGACCTGGAGCTACGTAGTGTTCTGTGAATTGGAAGGGTGCTCCTTGTTGAGTCACTGTCCAATTTGGTTTGTTGTCCACATCTAGTCCTGTCCATGATGAAGTTACTCCGTTCAATGTATTTGATTGAGCTGAACCCACGTCTGGTGTCATGCTCGTACCATCGTGTTGGACGTTTGTCCCACTGACCGAGTATGTCCAGCCAGTCGAGTAGTCCATTGAATTAATGGTTTCTGAAATCGTGCTAGTCGTTTCCGTTGTTGAGGTCATCGAGCCCTGGGTGAAATTCGGAACCACAGGCACAGCCACCGCATTCGGTGCACTGACAAGGGCAACTACACCCACAACTATCGCACGATA